AAGGAAAGCAATCTTGTACTCAGTTCCTGACACCCAAGAGCCTGCGTTTACTTTAGTGACGTTAGCGTTACCCAAAGACATACCTATGCCTAAGAAGTCTCGACACTCAACGTCAATAATCATGTCGTCGTTCAAGCCAGTAAAGGAAAGTCCGTTCGCTCTAACAGTACGGTTCCTACCTAACAAGGTAAACCCTACAAGCTCTACTGCTTTCTCATTGCCTGTAAAGAAAGGCTTCTCAAAGTAAGTACCACCGTCAGTTCTACCACAGTCCGTAACAGTCAAAAGGCTACTACCTACAGGGAATGAAGCACCGATGTTAAGGAACGACATTAGCTTGCCTGTACCGTGAATAGAGAAGAGAGTCTTATCCATTACCAACGGAGTGTTTGTTGTAGCAATACCGTCAGTAAATATCACCTGAAACTTCTGTTCCTTAGCTGCCGCTAGTAAGGCGACAAGGTTAGCTCCGTTATCCGTACCGTCAGTTTGAACAAGGCCACTGTTTGCAAAAGCAGCGTCACGCTTAATACCAAACTGTAAGTCTGTTACAACGCCATCGTGCTTGAGTACTGCTATGTTTCCATTAGCCAGTGTAAACGCAGCACCTTTCTCATCAGGGGTTGCAGGGTAATTACCGGCTGCTACTATCTTATAGTCAGCGGCTCCTACCCCTGCACCATAGTAACCTTCTGTACTTACGTACTCACCCACTTGTAAACTAAGGTCTGCAACCATAGAAGAAACGGAAGCAATAGGAGGCGTGGAGTTTAGCTTAACAACCGCGTTAGAGTTGTTTTTAGTAAATAAAGTCTTGTCAGTTACGTTTACAGCTAATTCCCCTATCTCTAAATTATCCGCAAGTGGGGATGTATTAGCAGCGGAGCTATGTTTTGTAATCAGATTAGTAGGCATTGTTATTCCTCAGTAATAACCTTAGTTATTCCTAAGGTTGCTAGGTTTTCTTTAGGGTTTATTGTACTGCCTATGAAGACATCGTATATTAAACCACTATCAACCAAAGCGTCATAGTAGTCTTGAGGAAAATGCCCAGAGCTTACCCAGTATTTCCTAAGTCCTTTTTTAAACTCAGTTGTAAACATATCTAAAGACGTAAGAGCTTGAGCAGCAGCTTGGTTTTTGTTGGCTACAACGATAGTTGCGAATACACTCATTAGATAGCTACTCCTGTTTTATCTGCAATGTACTTTTCGGCAGATGCAATTTCACTTGCATTAGATAGAGCGCCTCGTACAATAAGTCCGTAAACTCTACCTTCTAACTGCAAGAGTGTTCCGTTATTTCTTGCGCCAAGATTAAGAGGGTAATCTCCGAACAGTCCAGTACCTTGGTCTCCGGTAGGCGAAGCCTTTTCGACTCCATCTACTCTAATGGTGGTAACGTCATTGGTTATATCAGAAAGTCCTGTTAGAACGCTTGTAACCGGAGGAGTGTAACCTGTTGCACTAGCATTTACCCCGATAGTTCCTTTAGATGAATATCTCCAAACATTACCATTAATAGAGGCAAGCCTAAATGTTCCGTCGTTACCGCCAAAAGTGTTCGACAGCTCTGCAACAACAGCAACTTCATCAGCTTCTTTTCTAGCACCTGAGAACACAGACATGGTGGTAGTGCCAGTAAAATCAATATTCGCTGAACGCAAGCCGTCATCTACGCCATCAAACTCTAGGTAGTAAAGGCCGTCTACTAGCTTCAAAGCAGGACATTTAGACAAAGTAGTTTGGACTATGTCGTTACCGTTACCTGATTTATCTACTAGCTTGCCTACACGGTTAGCGTCGGTAATAGCGCCAGAAGTCCAAGGTACAGTAGCTGTGCTACCATCAACTTGGAATACTGTAGTTAAGTCGGAAGGGTCATACCAAACACCCTCTTCACCGGAAGCGAAAAGGGCAAGAGGGGTAAAACCACCGCGTACGTTTGTAACGCCTAGTCTGTTTACACCTAATCCATACATGGCTTACACCATTGAGGTTATGTAGGCGGAACCAGTACCGGAAGCTAGGATAACAGAAACAGTATCCCCTGTGAACACATGGACGTACTCAATAGCGTTTGCAGGAAGATATGAAGAAGAAGTAGTAGCTGTGCCTGTGACGCTATAGAAGCAGTCAGAGTCGCTTACGATACGAGCTACACGAATACCGGCAGCAATAGCAGTAGCGGAGGCAGCAGTGCCTGAAGTGGATACTTTAGAAACAGTAGTAGGGCGGAGAACTTGAATTGGTTTTGCGTTTGCATCAATTGTCAAAGTAGACATAATAATTTTCCTATGTAAAGATAGAAAGGCGCTATGGCCCGAAAGTAAAAGGAGGCACCCTTATGGATGCCCCCAGTTTGTTACTTAGCCTGCTACGTTAAGTACGAAGCCTGCGTCTGGACGGAAAGTCTTAACACCGTACAGAGTGTCAGCAGTGTACAGGTTCGCAAGGAACTCCTGCTTGTACTGAGTCTGTGAACGAATGCCCTGCTGTTCCGCAAGGATGTAAGTGTCCTTGTGAATCAACTGAGCAGCACGAACGCCTGACTCTGGAGTAGCTACGTTAGTAGATACCATAACGTCGATACCGTACAGGTTACCGATGAGGCCATTTTGAACAGTCTGTCCGCCAGTGAAGTCACTGGAAACATAACGCTCAAGTCCCATGATAGAGTTACGTACTGAAGGTGGGATTACGAAACAACGGTCGTCCATAGGAACGTCTGCGTCATCCATCTTCTGAATCAAAGCACGGAAAGCTTCGTCGGTAAACGCTGTGTCAACACCGCCTGCTGCGTATGCTTCCAAACCACCGCCTGCTGCTACTTGGAAAGAAGCACTGTTGACCCAAGAAGAGCCATTGCCATCACCAAGTGACTTACCCAAGTCCATGATGTCAGTGTCAATCTGACGAGCTAGGGCGTAACCTGCGTCACTGGTGTAGAACTGACGAAGAGAAGACAAAGCCTGAGTCTCAGTAATATCTTCAATCATACGAGAGTACTCGTAGTGCTTGTCGATGGCTACTGCTACGTTACCTTCTACGTTGTTCTGGATGGTAACAGCAATGTTTTCTGCTTTCTCTGCGGCAACGCCACGGATAGGAGCAGGGATGTTTACTGTGTCGCCTTTCTTGCCAGTCATAGAGAGTTTCTTGACTTTAGGGGCGATAACTAGGCTCTTCTCATATGCAGCGCGAATCTCGTCACTCCATAGTTTAGGGATGAACGAAGCTGCTGAGGTGTTGTCTACGATTGCGTTTGCTTGTGGATATGCGCCTGCTGGCATAATAGTATTCCTTATAAAAAAAGTTTAGGTTTTTACCTAACCCTATTCTCGGCATACGCTTGTGTGATTTCATCAGACAAAGCCATATACCTGTCAGGGTCGGTTTTCATTAGCTTAATAATGTCTGAGCGTCGATAAACTTTCTTCGCTCGCTGTTCGCCAGTTCCTCTAGCGGTGCCTGTTGAGGCGGATTTAACAGCGGCTTTCCGTGTGTCCTTCTCAGTAGAAGCAGCTTGAGCTACTACACCTTGACGTTCTTTCCAGTTGGTAAAGAGTTCGTCTGCGGCATCGTAGTCGTACTGTCTGTCTGCCTGAGCAAAGAGCTGTGTGCGAATCTTAGAGGATTTAATCCAATCAACAAACTTACCGTCCTGTACAATTTCATTCATGTCGGGATGACGTGACTGTAACTTACTTTGGGCGTTAGAGCGTTGGTTGTTTAGATTAGCTGCCTCTGCCTTCTTAATTGAAGGGTGATTAGCGATAGCTCTTTCGACTGCCTTGTCGGGGTCGGAAAAGAAATCAATATCTTCGTCGTCAGTCTCTTGTGTTGGTGGTGTGGTCGAATCGAGTTGTGTCTGTATATAACTATCGACTACGGAACGTAACTCCCCTACTTCTCCGCTTTGCTTTCCTAGGAGCTTCTCAGCCTCTTGGTGCATCCTTACAATCTCTGCGGTTGACTTTCCTTTGTACTTCTCGGGGACATCATCTTCATCGGGAGGTGTTGGCTCTATTGGAGCTTCCTCTGGTTGAAGGTCGTTGATGTTGTCAAGTTCTTTGTCGTCGTCTAGACGCTCATCATCTATAATGTTTGCTGCCATTATTAAACTCCGTACCTTTAGTATTATGGAGGTTTATATTATGCGAGGGTTCATACACCTTATGAATTTGCCTTGCGTTCTTGTTTCAGCTTCTGCTCTCGTTTCTTACACCAAGCATCGGTATTGACACCGTTGTGCTTATCAGTCCAAGTCCCGAAAGAGTTTAGCTGCTTTACTGCCGATAGTCCACATTCGTTGCAGACTACCTCTCTAGTGTCGCTACTGACGAATCGTTCCTCAGTATGTCCTGCTTCACATTTAAAGTCGAACAAAGGCACTACTCTGTGCCTAAGTCGTCGTATGCGTTACGGACTTGCTCTTCTAGGTTTAGCAACGTAGCAATGACATAGAGTTGTCCCTTCCTAAAGAAGAGGTCTTGTTCATTCTTCGATGCTTCAACTGAATCAATACCTTTAGCATTTGTTTCTAAGTCCTCAGTCAGTGTCTTCCAACCTGCTGTACGGAACATAGAAAGCATTTCTTCGTAGTATTGTTCTAATTCTTTGTTTGTTTCTTCAATCATTTAACTGTTTCTCCTTCTAAAGGACAGTTTGTTATAAGTAGGAGTATATCTATAAGTATACCCAAGTAGTAAATAAGTAAACATTAAAGTATACTATAGTATTATTATACCATACTTTTAATCAAAAGTCAAGCTTTATTTTACTTATTTGTAGCTACCTACTGTCATCTTGTTCTTTTTGTTCTTAGCTGCACGTCCGCCACGCTTAGGTTTAGCAGGTGCTTTTGATTTAGTTTTACAACTTCCTTTCTTCATCATAACTACTTCCTCTTAGACTTAGCGCCAGAACATTTCCAACGCTTACGTGATAAGTTGTTAGGTGTATTAGGGTCGTTCTGTTTGTCCTTCGATAAGCCTTTCTTAATGCCTAGACTTCTGGCACAGTAGCTGTCGCCTTTGGAAGTCCCCGCTCTTACACGGGAACCTCCGTCCTTAGCTTTGCCTGCCTGTCCGTAGGAGACTTTCTTACCTGAGGAAGTGACCTTAACCTTTGCTTTTCCCTTTCGTGGTTTTGCTGTCGGCAT